GACTGGAGTTCAGACGTGTGCTCTTCCGATCTCATGGCGGCAAGTACCGCGCGATCGCCCGGGCGCTGTTGACGGCGACTTGGAAGAGCTGGACCCCGCGGTACTTGCCGCCATGCGCGAAGCCGTCGCTAGCGTTGATATGAGCATTCCCGAACGCCGCGCCGAGCTGGCCACTACCGGGCTTCCGCACGTCCCCCTGCTCGGCCTGATTAACCGCCATAGCGAGAGACACGACGCACAAGCCTTATTGCGCGGCGCCATGGAAGGCTTCGTTCGCCGGGGCGCCGCGGCTGGTTGGGATAGCTCGCAAATTCACCGGGGGTTTTTCCACGCGTTCAAGGTCGACGTCATGACCGCCCGCGCGCTCGGGACGAAGGACGCCGCCGAGCTGACCGGGAGAATTAATTTGCTCCATCCGTCATTTTTCACTTGACGACGCCGTCAACGGTCTTCTAGTGGATATCAGACAACGAGAGGAAGACCTATGCCATCCCTTGCAGAGCTGATCGCCGAAGAGGAAGCCGCACGGCTGGCCGAAACGCGCCGGGAAATCGCCGCGGAAAAAGCCGCGTGGGATGCCTTGACGCCAGAAGAACAGGCCGCCGCGGTCGCCGCCCGGGAAGCCAAGTACGAAGCGCTTTTCGAAGTGATCGACGAAGAGGAAGAGAACGAAGAGGAAGACGACAATGGTTGAAGACAAACCCCACGCCCCCTTCGCCGTGCGCGCCCGCGCGTTGCGAGCCGTCAACCGGCTTAACGGGTCATTCGCTGCGCAGGCCACGGCCGAGCGCATGGCCGGCTTTACCGCTTTCGAAACGCTGGCCGCAACTGCCATGTTGGTCGGCTCGCCGACGGAAGGGCGCAAGTCGTGACCGAATGGCTTGATTGGTTCGCTACCGACGCGCCCGCTTGGGTCGGTTGGTTGTCCGGCGTACTGGTCGCCGTCCCGCTGATCGCGGCTTATGAGCTTTGGAGAGCCCGGCGGTGACGGAATTTCGCGTGCGGCTGCGCCCCAAGCCCGGGTCACTCGCCGAAGACGGTTCGATTTTGGACTGTAACGGCGATTGGCACGATCGCGGGCCTTGCTTCGTCCCGCGTGTCGGGAGCGATCGACGGGCTGAAGCTATGAACGCCGTCGGTTGGCGATGGCTTCGCGACGTTCGAAACTGGCCGGGCATTCCGCCGACCCAAGACGCGGTCTGCGTTGCGCGCATTGTGAGCGAGAACAGGCGGGCGAAAGCCTACCCACGATCTAGGATTTTACCAACGTGACCAGTGAAGCCTACGTCCAAAGCCTTGTGCGGCTGGAAGCGCCCGGCGCCGGCGTTCGGCTATGGCGCAACAACGTCGGCGTGCTGGTCGACAAGACCGGCCGACCCGTCCGTTTCGGGCTGGCCAACGATACCCGCAAGCTTAACGAAGAGCTGAAGAGCGGCGATCTTATTGGCTGGCGCCGCGTGCTGATCACGCCTGAAATGGTTGGCCGCACGATCGCGCAGATTGTCAGCCGCGAATGCAAGCCGCCCGGCTGGACCCCAGCCCCGCCCGGACCAACCGAACGATGGCTTCATGAAGAGGCGCAACGCCGTTGGGCCGCGCTGATCAACAACGACGGGGGCGACGCCTGCTTCGCCACCGGGGAAGGGACATTGTAATGGGCCTTGCTTATGGCGAACATTTCAGCGCGCAACCGACGTCAGAGTTTTGGAACGTGCCATCGCTGGAAGAGGCGGAAGCCGCGTGGCGGGCACGTCAAGCGCCCGGGTACGACTTCGATTTCCTATGGCGCGTCGAAGCGGTCAGCTACGCCGTGCGGGTCGACCCATACGAAGGGGAGGATTGGACCAGCACGCCGCCGCGGCTGGAATTGTTCGGGGTCAGCGTAAAGCACCGGACCCCCTGCGGCGCCCGCCTTTGGTCCGGCCGTTGGGTCAGCCTTCGCCCGGGTAAGCAGTACGCCAGCGAAACGCCGGCTGAAGCGTTGCTGCAATTCACCCTTCGACGTCGGGCCCAAATCCGAATTCTGGAAAAGCAACTGGCCCGCGCGCAGCGGGAGCTTTGGCTTGCAACAGGGAAAGAGACGTTATGACCGATCAAACACCGCTGACCGAACGGGCGCGGATTGTCGCCCATATCCGGCGCGATGCCGCGGCGCGGGAAAGGGAATTTGCGCGCGCCCGGGAACATGGCGACGACGCGGCCATGGACCGTTGCGCCGCAAGGGCGCGTACCGCTTCGCGGCTGGCCGACGAAATTGAAAGGGGTGATTACGAATGACCTTTGACGAAAAGAAAGCCAAGCTGAAGGCGCGGAACGAAGTGCTGGCAAAAATGACCCGGCAACAGCGGGTCGCGCTGGAATATGTTCACCGCAACGAAACGGAAGACTTCGGCGTGATCATTGCCGCGGTGACCGCAACGTCGCTTCTTCGCAAAAAGCTGGTCGCCAACGCTACCCGGCGCAAGTTTGCCCGGGAAGGCGGGACCTGCGTCCGACTGACCGACGCCGGCTATGCCATGGTCCGGCATATCGACGGGCACCTGCCATGATGGAACCAACCCCCAAAGCGGCCAAATTCACCGCCGCCAACCAGAAGTCCCTAGTCATTATTGGCGTGGTGCAACCCGGCGGGGGCGCGTGGTATCGGCTGGAAGATCGCCGAGAGTTTACCCTGTCGCTTGCCGACGTCCAATCAATGCCAATGCCGAAATGGAAACTGTCATGAACCTGCCCGAGCTGCTTCTTTACGCCACCCTTTACAGCGTCGCCGCCACCGGCGCGGCTGGTTACGCGTTCGGCAAATTGTCGGGCCGCCGGTAAGCCTTGACGCGCCGGTCAACCGTGCATAAGGTAGCACCATGAACATTCGGCTCCCCCGCGAAGAACGCGCTTCCCTGCAACGGTCGGAACGCCGCGCCGCCATCCTTGGCGCGGCTGTCCGGCTGGCTGAAGCGCAAGGTTTCCACAAGATTACGCGGGACGAAGTCGCCGCGGAAGCTGGCGTCGCCGCGGGGTCGGTCAACCATGAATTTGGCACCGTTGCCGATATGCGCGACGCGGTTGTCCTTGAGGCGATCGACGCGCGAAATCTGACGATCGTCGCCCAAGCGATCGCCGCGGGCCATCCGGCCGCACGCGACGCGCCGGCGGACCTGAAGAGCAAAGCAATCAAGACACTCGCCGCCTAGTCGCGGCCCGGGGGTACATCATGCCGAGTATTGAACAGACGCCCGGCGCGTATCCCGGGAGAGAGGAAGCGTGACCCTTCCAGCCGCGCTTTCCGCGCTGACCGCGTACCCGCGGTTCGTCACCTATGAAATGTACCCGGACCCCGACCGGCCGGGCAAGACGATCAAACGACCGACTGACGTTCGCACCGGCCTATGGTGCAAGGTTACCGACCCCAAGCACCACTACACCTATGCCGACGCCGCGGCGACAGGCCGGCCGGTTGGCTTCGTCTTCATGGTCGAAGACGGCTTTTGGTTTCTCGATATCGACAGCGCCTTGGAAGAGACGCCGGCCGGGCCCCAATGGTCGGCGCTGGCGACGGACTTTTGCACGCGCCTTGCCGGCGCCGCGGTCGAAGTCAGCCAATCGGGCCGCGGGCTGCATATCATTGGCCGCGGCGCCGTGCCGGAACATAGCTGCAAGAATATCCCGCTTGGGCTTGAGCTATATACGCAGGACCGCTTCGTTGCGCTGACCGGTATTAGCGCCGCCGGCGACGCGGCCTTCGACCATACCGCCACGATCAGCGCGATTGCTACCGGGTTCTTCCCGCCCAATCCCCATGGCGAAATCGCCGGTTGGACCGCCGAGCCCGTTCCCGATTGGGGCGGCCCGGTCGACGACGAAGAGCTGATCAAGGTCGCCTGCGCGTCCGGGAAAAAGTCGGCGGCCGCGGCATTCGGCGACGCCAGCAAAGTGGTCACGTTTGGAGACCTTTGGACCGCGAACGAAGAGGCGCTGGCCCGCAAATGGCCGGGCGACAAGGGCGGCTTTGACGCCAGCAACGCCGACGCCGCGCTGGCATCGCACCTAGCCTTCTGGACCGGCAAGGACCATGAACGGATCCGGCGCCTTATGGAGCGCTCGGCGCTGGCCCGGCCGAAATGGGAAGAGCGGCCCGATTGGCTGGAAACAACCATTATGCGCGCGGCGTCCGTCGTCGGTAAGGTTGCGGCTGGTCGACCGCTCCCGGAAGGGGTCAGCGCGGAAGCCGCGGCCGCCCACGGCATCACCCTGCGCGCCGGCTCGGGCTACAAGTCGGCGGCCGACCAGCTCGAATATTTCGCCGGCTGCGTCTATGTCGTCGCGGACAACAAGGTCTGGATACCGGAAACCGGCGACATGCTGGACGCGGCCCGGTTCAACGTCGTCTATGGCGGATACCTTTTCCCCGTCGACGGTCAGAATGAAAAGACGACCGACAACGCCTTCGACGCCTTCACCAAGTCCCGGGTCTTCGCTGCGCCGCGGGTCACGGCAACCTGTTTCCGCCCCGAGCATGCCGCCGGCGCCGTAATTCAGGAAGACGGGCGAACGCTGGTCAACACCTATTTCCCGATCGAAACGAAGCGCATCGCCGGCGACCCGGGGCCGTTCCTGCGCCACGTCGAACGCATGCTTCCCGACGCCCGGGACCGGTCGATATTGCTGCACTACATGGCGAGCATGCGACAAAACCCCGGCCGCAAATTCCAATGGTGGCCGGTAATCCAAGGCGCGGAAGGCAACGGCAAGACGCTTCTGGACCGCGCCATGGCCTTCGCAATGGGGTATCGGTACAGTCACTTGGTCAACCCGGAAGCGATGGCGAAGACGGGCAACCAGTTCAACTCTTGGATTATGGGCAATCTGTACCTAGGCATTGAAGAAATCTACGTCGGCCACCGCCGGGAATTCTTGGAGAGTTTCAAGGCCACCGTGACCAATGACCGCGTGCCGATCGAAGGCAAGGGGTCGAACCAGACGACAGGCGACAACCGGATTAACGGGTTGCTCTTCACCAACCACAAGGAAGCCGTGCCGATCGACGTCGATAGCCGGCGGTACAGCATTTTCTATACCGCGCAGCAATCGAACGCCGACATAATCGCGGCTGGCATGGGCGGCGGGTACTTCCCCGACCTTTACGATTGGGTTTACGGCCGCGGCGACTACGCGCACCTTGGCCCGAATTACGGGCTGGCCGTGATCAACAACTACCTTTGCGAAATGCCGCTGACCGCCGAGCTGGACCCGGCCGGCCTTTGCGTCCGCGCGCCGGCGACGACGTCGACCAGCCTTGCCTTGCGCCTGTCGCTCGGGAAGGCGGAACAGGAAATCCTAGAGGCGGTCGAAGAGGGGCGCCCCGGGTTCGCCGGCGGCTGGATAAGCTCGATTGCGCTGGACCGGCTGCTAGAGCATTTGCGGGCGCCAGTGCCCCGGAACAAGCGCAAGGACATGCTGGAAGCGCTCGGCTATTTCTACCATCCCGGGCTGCATGACGGCCGGGTCAACAACACCGTGGCGCCCGACAATGGCAAGCCGCGGTTGTTCGTCACAATTGGCCACCTGTCTTGCAACCTGACCGACGCCGCGGCGATCGCCAAGGCGTACACGGCTGCGCAGCACGTCGCGGGCGCTGACGGCGCGGCGGCCCGGTTCGGTTGACGTCACCGTCAAGATAGTTTAGGCAACCCCCATGACCGCATATTACAACGAAATCGACCCCTACTCCGCGCAATGGCTGCGTAACCTGATAGCCGCTGGTCACGTTGCCCCGGGCGACGTCGACGAACGCAGCATAGAGGATATTTGCCCCGATGACCTTCGCCCCTACACACAATGTCATTTCTTCGCCGGTATCGGCATCTGGTCCTATGCCTTGCGCCGGAACGGGTGGGCTGACGATCGCCCAATTTGGACAGGCTCTTGCCCCTGCCAACCTTTCAGCTCGGCTGGCAAAAATGGCGGATTTGCTGACGAGCGGCATTTATGGCCCGCTTGGTTTCATCTCATCTCACAGCTTAATCCTGCAATCGTCCTTGGCGAACAAGTTGCGAGCAAGGACGGGCTCGGGTGGGTCGATCTTGTATCGACTGACATGGAAGGAGCGGGTTACGCCTTCGGGGCGAGCGATTTGTGCGCTGCGGGCTTCAGCGGCACGCACATCCGTCAACGGCTATATCTCGTCGGGGTGGCCGACGCCGCACACGTCGGCTTCGACCGGGGCGGGAACGCAGGGGCGAGCGGGCGGGCTCAATATCCAGACAGCGGCAGCAATGTGCGGTTGGCCGACACCTACGGCGGGGAACGCGAACAACAGTCGCGGTGGAGCGGACTGCCAGAGCTACAGCGAGAGGCACATGGCGCGGCCGGGATCGAGCAGCGATCTGTCGATATTGACACAGGCAATGTGCGGTTGGCCGACGCCGGAAGTGCAGCAAGCCCGCCGGGACCGGTTGGTGGCGAAGCACAACAACGGCAACGGGGCGGGGCTCCCGATAGGGATTGTAGCGCAACTGGCAACGTGGAATACCCCAACCAGCCCGGTCAACACGAACGGCCACCAAGCGGGGAACAACCGGTTCGTGACCAGCGTGACCAAGGGCTTGCAGTACGCGATCCGGGGGCGATTGACGGACACTGGCGAAATGTTGATTGGCTGTTGTGCCGAAATCCTACCGGAGAGCCAAGCTGGCGGCCCGTTGAACCCGGCTCATTCCCGCTGGCTCATGCGTCTCCCGCCCGAATGGGACGCTTGCGCGCCTACGGAAACGGCCTCGACGCTGAAACGGCGACGGGCTTCATCGCAGCCGTAATGGACTGCCTGCCTTGACGGGCCCATGCGCGAAACAGGTTGTCACCGCGCGAATTGTGGCGCCGGATGGCTCCGAATTCTTCGGTTTGAACGACTGCGCCAACCCGCAAGTGTCGTGCCCCCGGGCGGGCATGGCGACCGGCGAAGGGTATCCCCTTTGCCGGGATATTTGCCAGCAAGGCGCCCACGCTGAAATGGTTGCGCTCGCCGCGGCTGGTGACGCCACCCGGGGCGCAGCCCTCTTCCTGTCCGGCCATACCTACGCGTGCGAGCCGTGCCGCACCGCCTGCGATCGAGCGGGCATCGCGAGAATAATTATCGAAGCTGCAAATTAACGCTTGACGGCCCCGTCAACGGTCTGGTATCAGGTATCCGTAAGGAGAACGAACCATGGCAAACCAGTACAACGAAGAAGCCGTCAACAACGCGATCAAGGCGCACAACCGGCGCCCCCGCGGCGGCCGGATTGGCAGCAAGGAAGCGCGCATGATCCACGCCTTGCTGGCGCCCCGCCCTTGGGAGAAGGACGCCCGGCCATGACCTACTGGAAAATTGAAGTCACCTACCGCGATGCGAGCCCGGCCGGAACCGACATGCGGCATCGCGCCGTGGTCGACGCCCCGAGCTTCGACGCGGCCGTGGACGCCGTGCGCGGCCGGCTCGGCAAGCTCAAGTCTAGCTGCGTTGCCGGGCAGGTAATGGACGCCGGCGAGCTGGAAGACGTCGAAGCCGCCATTGAAGGCTTTGTTGAACGCGGGTTCGCCTATCGCGGCCCGGAAGTGAGGGAACGCCCATGACCTGCAAGGACTGTCGCTTCTACAATCGGTCGCGCGTCGAAAATAAGGCGGGCCGGGTCCAGCGCAATTGCATCGCCGAATGCCTCTTTCCTGTTAAGCTCCCGCCCCTGCCCGTTTCGGCCCGGCCCGTATCGGTCGACCTTCGGTGGATGGAACCTTTTGACGGCGCAGGTTGCCCCGTCTTTGAAGTGAGAGAACGCCCATGACCAGCCGCAAACTTGAATTCCGCGTCACCGCGCAGCTTCCCGACCGGACCCCGGATTGGACGAAAGAGCTGGTCGGCGACTTCGCCCGCAACGCCACGCTGCAACTGCATAGCACGCTGACCCGGCATTGGCCGCTGATCGCGTGGCGCGTGGAACCGGTCACGCCGAACGACGTTCCGGTCTGCATGGCAATATTAACGCCGGATCCTTGCTTCGACCCGCTGGCGCCAGTGATCGTTAACGGGTTCCGCTACATTCCCGCGCCCCCCGAGCCGGCGCCCGTTGAACGACCGTTCGACCCGCCCAAGCCCGCCGACATATCGCCCGTCCCGAGCTGGTCGACGTGCCGCGCCGGGCGCCGTGAAGGCGACGAATATGTTTGCCCCATGCCCGGTTGCGGCCTGCGTTGGGCGTGCAATGAAGACCTGCCGCGTTGCCCACGATAGGAGCTTGACCAATGGAACAGATTTTTACCGGCATGAACGGGTTTGTCGCCCTCGCCGTTGCCTTCGCCGCGGTCGTGGCCATTGCCGCTTCGGTCATTGTCTCGGGCGCGCTTCTGGCGACCGCCGCGGAGAAAATTATCAAATGGAAGCGTGACCGGTGAAGCGGCGGGTAGAGCTGGACGGCGACGAAGCAACGCTGGCGATCGCTACGCTTGAACAGCGCGCGGCGGAATTATCAAAAATGCGCGCTGATAATTATCGAAGCCGGGCGCAGGCGCTCCATAATTTAGCGATGAAAATTAGGCTGGCCTGAAAGCTGGATGATAATTATGAAACTTTACCCCGTAGCGGGGGCCTTTACCCCGTACAAACCCCGTTGCTACGGGGTACTCCAAGCTATTGAACGCAAAGGGGAAATCGGGTTTTTACCCCGTTACCCCGTACTTTCACCCCAAACCCTGCCAACCGTGCGCAGGCGCAGGCGGGCGCGTACATGCGAGCGCACGCGTATAGCAAAGTGAGAAAAGTACGGGGTAACGGGGTAAAATGGGGATTAAAGAAGCAATATCAGTAGCTTGGAGTACCCCGTAGCAACGGGGTTTGTACGGGGTATTTTGGAAAGTACGGGGTACTCTTGACGTGACCGCCCGTAACGGTAAATTATCGACGTTATGGAAACCCCCGAATTTGACCCCCTTGCGCTAGAGCTGACGGCTAAACAGGAGCGCTATTGTCAGCTCGCCGCCGTGACCAGTTATGCCGATGCGTACCGGGACGCTTACAATCCCGGGGAAGGCTACAATTACCATTCGGACATTTGGAAGCTGAACCGGCTCCCAAAGATAGCCAAGCGCATTCGAGAATTAATGGCCGACGATAATTCGCACCTTGGCGTTACCCGCGAATGGTTGCTGAAGTGGTGGTTCTACCGGATGATCTATGACCCGGCCGAAATCACCGCATGGGCCGTTGGCGCGTGCCGCTTCTGTCACGGCGACGGCCACGAATACCAGTGGCGCGTGCATGAGTACCTGAAGGCGCTGGAAGACGCGGAGAACGACAAGCACGGCCTGTTGCCCGACATTGCCGGCGGCTTCGGCTTCGACGCCACCAAGCCCCCCGCGGACGATTGCCCGGGCTGTCACGGTAAGGGCGTCGGGCGGTCAGACATTGCCGACACGTCGAAGCTGTCGCCCATGGCGCGCGCCGCGTTCGAAGGCATCAAGGAAACCCGCAACGGTATCGAAATCAAAATGGCGGACAAGGACAAGGCGGCCGAGAATTTTGCCAAGCTGTCCGGCATGGACGTTGTGCAGGTTCGCGTCATGGCCGACAAGCTCCCGGGCGAAGAGGATCTTGAAGGGCTGCAACGCAACCCGGTTGCCGCTGCGGCGGCCTACCAGCGCATGCTCGGGCATAGTCTGCACTAGGGGGTTGACGGGTCGGTCAACGCGCCCTAGCGTCGCTCCCCATGGCACCATCCCCCGATTTGCTCGCACTTGTGAATGCCCTCTTGCTCGGCGAGGCGTGGACCGCGTCGCCGGCCGTTACGGTCGCCGTCGGCGAAGAGTTGCGCACCCTGACCGCCGAGCTTATGCCGTACCACGAAACCGACGTCGAAGAGCTGGCCCGGGTCCGGCGATCGCTGATCGACTTTGGCGCCCTTCAGGAAGACGATACCACAACCGGCACCGCGGATTTGATCGACGCGCTCTTGCCACCAATGGAAGGATGATCAAATGAGCTACAGTTTCAACGTCCGGGGCGCATCGCGCGCCGTAGCGGTTGCCGCGGCCATGGCCGAGCTGGACAAGGTTGTCGTGCAGCAACCCGCGCACGCCCATGATCGCGACGCGGCCATGGCGACGATTACGGCTTTCGCCGCGCTGGTTCCCGAGCCGGAAGAAGGCAACGCCTTGTCCTTGAACGTCAGCGGCTACGTCAGCTACAGCACCGGCGCCAATGGCGAGCCGACGACCTACAGCGGCGCGCATGTCAGCGTATCCGCCGCGATCGTTCGCAACCCGCTCGGGTAAGATTATGACGACCCCCGCCGCGGTGGCGCAACCATTCGATCAACGCAACCGCGGCGGGGGCTGCGCCATTGCGCGCACGAAAGCCGGCGGCCGGGTCTTCATGGCCCAAGGGGATATTGCCCCGTTCATGGTCGCCACCTTCACCAAGCTAGCCGAGCTGAAGCTAGGCGAATATGAGCGGGACGCCGCGGGCAAGGCAACGCGCTTCCGGTTGTTTGAATGATCGCCTTCGACTTCCGCAACCCTGATTACGCGCCGATCTTTGTCGAACGAATGCGGCGGCTGGATTGGCTGCGCGCCAACCCCGACGAATTGGAAGCGATCAAGGCGCACTATGCCAACAACCCGGCGGACTTTATCAACGATTGGGGCGTGACGATCGACCCCCGCAACGCCGAAATCGACCAGCCCGTCATGATGCCGTTTCTTCTGTTCCCCAAGCAACGGGAATGGATTGATTGGGCCATGGTGCAATGGCGCGCGCGTAAGCCGGGCATTGCCGAGAAATCCCGCGATTGCGGCCTGTCTTGGCTGTCCGTTGCGCTGGCGTCGACGCTTTGCCTGTTTCGTCGCGACCTGACGATTGGCTTCGGTTCGCGTAAGGAAGAGTACGTCGACAAGATAGGCGCCCCCAAGTCACTCTTCTGGAAGGCGCGCAAATTCGTGCAGCACTTGCCGCCCGAGTTTAACGGTGGCTGGTCGCAACGCCGCGATAGCGCGCATATGCGGCTGACCTTCCCCCTTACCGGGTCGACGATCGCCGGCGAGGCGGGCGACAACATTGGCCGCGGCGATCGCGCGGCGATCTACTTCGTCGACGAAGCCGCCTATCTTGAGCGGCCGCAACTTATCGAAGCGTCGCTGTCCGCAACGACCAATTGCCGAATAGATATCAGCTCGGCCAACGGGACGGCCAACCCGTTCTATGAAAAGCGCTCGGGCGGCAAGATATCGGTCTTCACCTTCCATTGGCGCGACGACCCCCGCAAGGACGAAGCGTGGTACGACAAGCAATGCGAAGAGCTGGACCCGGTCACGGTTGCGCAGGAAATTGACATCAATTACATGGCGTCGGTTGAAGGCATCCTGATACCGACCGAATGGGTTCATGCCTGCATTGACGCGCACAAGGCGCTTGGCTTCGCCCCGACGGGCACGATACGGGGCGCCTTCGACGTCGCCGACGAAGGCAAGGACTTCAACGCATTTGTCGCGGCCCATGGCGTCGTCGTCGTCCATGCTGAAGAATGGAGCGGCAAAGGATCCGACATTTTCGCTTCGACGGAACGCGTCTTCGATAGCGCGGACGAAATCGGGGCGTTTGAATGGCAGTACGATGCCGACGGCCTTGGCGCCGACGTGCGCGGCAACGCCCGGGTAATCAACGAACGGCGTAAGGCGACCAGCCAAGCGCAGCACGCCGTTACCGCGTGGCGCGGCTCGGGCGGCGTGTCGAACCCCAAGGGGCAGGACGTGCTTGGCCGGCTTAACGAAGACTTCTTCGCCAACGCCAAGGCGCAAAAATGGTGGGGCCTGCGTCGGCGCTGCTACCATACCTTCCGCGCGGTCAAGCATGGCGACCCCTTCGACCGGGACACCGTGATCAGCTTGGACCGTGAAGCGCTGTCCCGGCCGAGCCCCCGCAACCCCTATGGCGTCCTGAACAAGCTGGTAATGGAGCTTTCGCAGGCGACCTACCGCAAGAACGAAGCGGGAAAGATCATTGTCGAGAAAATGCCGGACGGCGCGAAGAGCCCCAACCTTGGGGACGGCGTCGTAATTCTGCTTGGCCGTGCGCCCAAAACCGCTATGGTGGTAAGTCAAGAGGCTTTGCAGGCGGTTTAATTTCCAATGGGGCTTTTCCGTAATTTCCTGTCGCGATTGCTCGGTACGGCTTCGACCGCCGCCGCGATCACGGCTGAACCGAAGCCCCGCCCCGCCATGCGTGTCAGCGCTGTTGCGGCCGCGGAAGCTGGCGCCGCCTATGGCCGGCCGCTGAACCCATGGGAGCTTCCAGCCGCGCCGAGTTGGTTCGAAGGCGGCAAAGGCGCGCAAATGGCCTTGGATGGCGCCAGCGGCCCGGGCATCGCCGATCTTTACGCGTGGGCCGTCCAAGGCGCTTTCAGCGAAGGGCTTGGGTTTCTCGGCTACCCCTACCTTGCCGAGTTGTCGCAACGCCCCGAGTACCGCCGCGTCAGCGAAATTTGGGCGGCCGAAGCGACCCGCAAATGGGTTGACTTCAAGGGCGACCCCGAGCGCATCAAGGAAATTGAAAAGGCGATCGAAAAATTCAAGTTGCGCGATCGTTTCCGTCAGCTCGCCGAAAAGGACGGGTTCTTCGGCCGCGCGCAGCTCTTTATCGACTTGGGCCATAGCCCGAATTCGCCCGAGCTGAAAAAGCCGCTGATCGCCAAGGCGAAGGTACGCAAAGGGGCGATCAAGAATTTCAAGATTATCGAACCGTTTTGGTCCTACCCGGGCATGTACCAAAGCGATAACCCTCTGGCGTCCGATTTCTACAAGCCGAAGTATTGGTACGTCATGGCGAGCGAAGTCCATTCGTCGCGGCTGCTGACGATCACCGGGCGCGAAATGCCCGATATGCTGAAGCCCGCCTACAGCTTCGGCGGCCTGTCCCTGTCGCAAATGGCCAAGCCCTACGTCGACAATTGGCTGCGTACCCGTCAGTCGATCAGCGACCTGTTGCATTCGTTTTCGACCATGGTTCTTGCAACCGATATGTCGACCATCCTTTCCGGGGGCGTCGCGTCGGGCTTGCTTGAGCGCTTGGACCTGTTCAACCGCACGCGCGACAATCGCGGCGTCATGGCGCTGAACAAGGAAACCGAAGAGCTTACCAACGTGTCGACCCCTCTCGGGACGCTGGACGCGCTGCAATCGCAGGCGCAGGAACAAATCGCCAGCGTGACCGGCATTCCGCTGGTAATCCTCTTGGGGGTCACGCCGAGCGGGCTTAACGCGTCCAGCGACGGCGAAATTCGCACGTTCTATGCGACGATCAAGGCGTACCAAGAACGGGTCTTCCGCGACGCGCTCGCCAAGGTTGTCGAGCTGTTGCAGTACCATTTGTTCGGCGACGTCGACCCGGAAATTACCTTCGAATTCGTCGACCTTTGGGAAGCGCCCGAGCAAGACAAGGCCGCCATTCGCAAGAGCGACGCAGACGTTGACGTCGCCTATGTCGGCGCCGGCATTGTCAGCAACGAAGAGGTTCGCAAGCGGATTATCCAAGATCAGGACAGCCCTTATTTCGGCATGGACCTTGACCCGGAAGACGTGCCCGAGCCCCCCGAGCAAGAGGAAGACCCCTTCGCGGAAGGCGGCGACGAACCCGACCCGGAAGACCCGCCCGGCGGCAAGGATCCGAAGCAGGCGCAGGACGCCGGCGGCGATTGGAAGGAAGACAAGCACCCCCGGCGCAAGGACGGCAAGTTTGGCTCGGGCGGGGGCGGCGCGTCGGCCAAGAGCAAGCCGGACGCCCCGGAAGCCAAGGCCGAGCCGGAACCAGCCGCCAAGCCCGCGGTCAAGCCGCCGCACCCCAAGGTTGCCGCTATTCTCGGCGACAAGGGCGTTGATCACCTTCGCGAGCTGATCGCGGACAAGAACAGCAAGTCGGCTGACATTCTCGCCGCGCTGAAGCCCTTGGACGACGCGCAGCGGGAAATGACCCCGACGCTACCGCACGACAAGGAACCCGACGCGGCCTTCTGGTCCAGCCGCACCTATGCCGACGGCATGGATGCCAGACAGGCGCGCGATCACTTGGCGAAGGTCGCGGCCAGCTACGCCGACAAGGACGGCGGCGTGGGCGTGAAGCGTGACAAGAAAGCCCGTTTCTTGCTCGGGCCCCCCGCGGCTGGCAAGTCGACCGGCGCTGAACAGATTGCCCGGACGGAAGGTTACGCGATCGTCGACGGCGACGACGCGAAGAAGGTCATTCCCGAGTTTGACGAAGGCGTGGGCGCGTCGGCCGTGCATAACGAAAGCTCGCATATGTCCAATGCGGTGTTGCAGGAAATGGTCGGCCGCGGCGACAACATAATCTTGCCGCTGGTCGGCGGTTCGCCCGGGTCGATCGAAAAGCGTATCGCCGTACTGAAGGCGGCCGGCTATTCGGTCACGGTTGACGTTGTCGACGTCCATGAAGACGAAGCCGCCCGGCGCATGGCCAGCCGCGCCCTTAGCTCGGGCCGGCATATCAGCTCTTCGTATTTCGCCAGCATCGGCGACGGCCCGCTGCGCACTTATGAGCATTTGAAGTCGACCCATGACGACGTCGGCTTTGGACGCATCAACGGCAACGGCGGCCCGCGCGATGAAAACTATACCGAAGCGATCAATCACCCGACGGCGGAAACCGGCTATCGGTTGTTCGGAAACAAAGGCTAGGCCATGTCGACCTTTACTTTCAAGCGCGGCGCCCCGGTCACGGTCCAGCTTCGCGTTGACGACGCGGGCAATTACGACCCGGCCGAGCTGGTTGTAACTGCCAAGATCAAGGCGGCGCTCGGCAACGGTAGCGCCCCGCCCCCGAGCATGCCGGCCGTCGCTGAAATGGGCGTCGCTTTCACGCCAGCCGCAACGCCGGACCCCGCCTTCTGGACGCTGACCCCGTCGGGGCCGTTGGCGTGCGGGCTCTATATCGCGGACGCGGAAATTCGGCTAGGCGGCGACGTGCTGCAAGTTACGGACCCCATTGTCTTGTCGATCGCTGAAAGCGTAACGCCGGCATGACTGTTTTGACCCTCTCTTGGGTCCAGCCGCCCGACCCAATCGCCTTGACGTGGGCCGGGCCGGATGGGGAAATAATGGCCGCCGCGGCTCGGGGGGAAATGCCGGCAATCGCGGTAATAATCGGGCCACAAGGGGCGCCGGGGCCACAAGGGGAGCCGGGGCCAATGGGCCCGGAGTTCGATATTTTTGTATTGCCATCGGCGCCAGAAAACTGAAGGATTTAACATGGCATTCAACGGTTCAGACGCTCTTCCGATCAGCCGAGCAGGCACCAATTACAAGGTTCTTGGGTCGGACGTGCTGGCCTATATTCAAGCGAATATGGGGAGTTCGGAATACCGGGTTGCGGATATCACGGCGCGAAACGCGCTTAACGCCGGTATGAGTATTGGCGACCGGGTAATGGTCGACGACGCCACTGGCGACGGGACCGTAACCGCCGGGTGGGCCGCCTACCAGTGGTTAAGCTCGGGCGTTTGGCGCAAGATCGCGGAACAGGAAAGTCTTGACGTCGTGGTCGGCGGGGTGACCAACCTGTCCTACACCGCCGGCGCGACGCAGGGCATCGTAACCAGCGATACCGGGTCGGACGCAACCCTGCCCGCCGCCGACGCGGTCAACGCAGGGCTTATGCTGCCCGCGCAAAAGGCGAAGGTTGATTTCCTGACCGTTACGGCGGCATTCGACGCGGACGCCACCAAGACCAAGCTGGCCTTTATCTCGGTCACTCAAGCGGTCGACCTAGACGCGCTGGAAACGGCAAGCCATGTAGCCGTGACTACGGCGGGAACGGCTTCGACCAACCCAATCGTCGCCACCGGGCAGTCGCTTTCGTTCAATATCGCCGGCTTGACTTCGGCGCCTTGATATGGCCGCGCAGGGGACAGACCTAGTTGCGATTGACCGCGGCGGGACAAACTACAAGCTGACGCTGGCCGAAGTGGCCGCGTTAAGCAGCGCGGCGCCCGGCGGCAATACCAACGAAGTTCAGTATAACAACGGCGGGGCTTTCGCCGGCGCGGCCAACGTCGAAATCGACGCGGGCAACCTGAAGCTGGTTTCAACGACGGATCCGGCGACGCCGACGGGCGGGATTGTCTTTTATTCGAAGAGTATCGCCGGGCGGCACATGCCAAAGATTATTGGCCCGTCGGGAATTGACACGGTTTTGCAGGCGGGCCTTTCAGGCAACGCGGTGTTCATGGCCGCCCCGGCTACGGGCACGACGGCGCCGACCCAATGGGGCGGGACGCTGACCACGGCAACGACCATGTCGTTTCAACAGACGATTGCTTCAGCTAACCCATGGCAGGCCACGGCAAGGAAGCGTTTCGCTTCGGCGGCAACCGCTGCCTCAGGCACAGGCATGCGTACCGCTTACGGGCAATGGTTTCGTGGTAACGCGGCGGACTTTGGCGGCTTTTTCTTTCGGACCCAATTCGGCCAAAACCTGAACGTCAACGGCGCCCAACAGTTCCATGGTCTTTGCGCGTCAACCGCGGTACTTGGCACGGCCGCCGGGGCGGTCAGCGCGTTGGTCAATTCGATTGGCGTTGGCTACGACACGACGGACGCCAATACGGGCAATTGGCAACTGTTCCGCAACGACGGCACCGGGACGGCAACGAAGGTCGACCTTGGCGCCAATGCGGCGCGGAATACGACGCATGGGTTCGACCTGATTATTTATTGCCCGCCCGGCGCGGCTACGGAAATTTTCGTCCGCGTGGTCAATCTGCATACTAGGGCAGTCGTTCTCGATACCAGTTACACGACGGATATTCCCGCCGTTAACGTGGGGCTGGCGTACAAGGCGGAAGGCAACAACGGCGCGGTCGCTTCGGCGATCAATCTTGAGGTCGCCAAGGTCTATATCGAAAGCGACTACTGATCGCCGCCCTTCCAATATTTGCTGTCCGCGGCCTTGCCGGCCATCAGCTTTTCGAAATGATCAGCCGACCGGTCTTCAGCGCCGGCAATGTCGAAGGGGTCTTCCTTCGGCTGGGGTTTCGGCTTCAGTTCAGGCTTCGACGCCATGACCAATTCCTTCCGTTTTATTGAGACGTTCCCGGATACCGTCGACAATCCAAGCGTGCCTGTCCGGGAGCTGAAGCTGGTCGATACGACGCGACAGGTCGATTGGCAAGCGCAGGGTGATGGGGCGGCGTTCGCCCTTGTGCGGCCGTGCCACCCTAGGCGGCCGGGAGCGCGCGCAGCGCCTTCAGCGTCGGTTTGCCCTTGCC